GCGTTTGGCGCCTATGCCAAGCACCTTGTAAAGATCAACGTGCACGAACTCGGCACAGGTACTGGCGCCGCTGGCGTCTAAAGGAGATATATTATGGCAGGCGGTGTAATTAACACAGGCAGTCACCCAAAGCTTTTGTGGCCAGGGGTGTATACTACGTGGGGTCAGGTTTATGACTCCCATGCCAAGGAATATACGGATTTGTACGATATCAAGATGTCAGACAAAGCGTATGAACAAGGCGTGCAGGTGACTCCATTCGGCTTGGCTCCGGTCAAGGCGCAGGGTGCTCCAGTGACGTATGACGGCGAAGTTCAAGGTGTTGTCAATACCTATACGCACATTGCGTATGCGCTTGGCTACATTGTGACCTTTGAAGAACTGCGTGACAACCAGTACAAAGAGGTAGCGACCAGGCGCGCGGAAGCTAATGCTTTCTCGATGAACCAGACGACGGAAAACGTGGGGGCTTTCCCTTACAACAACGCTTTTGCAACGACTTACTTTACGACTGGCGATGGTGCGTCACTGGTTTCTACCAGCCACATCAACGCTACCGGCGGTACGTTTAGCAATGCGCTGAGCCCTGCGGCTGACTTGTCGGAAGCTGCGTTGGAAGACCTAACCATCCAGATCATGGGTGCGCAGAATGACACAGGCTTGCTGATCAACATCATGCCCGAGTCATTGCACATCTCTCGCCAGGAATGGTACAACGCCAACCGCATCTTGCAGTCGGTGTTGCAATCCAACACAGCTAACAACAACATCAACGTGTTGAAAGCTACTAATGCCTTCCCCAAGGGCATCAAGATGAACCACTACTTCACCGCGCCTCACGCGTGGTTTATTCGGACTAACTGCCCGAATGGTATGACATTCTTCTGGCGTGACGAGCCGATGTTCGATCAGGACAACGACTTTGACACCAAAAACGCAAAGGCCGCAAGCTATATGCGTATGAGCGTTGGGTGTACTGACCCACGTGGTATCTATGGAAGCAATGGGCCGTAAGGTTTTGTTGTAAGTTAGCGCGGATTATTTAACCGTAATCCGCGCGAAATGGACTGGCAGTTCCAGTAAGTTTTTTGGTTGCAATGCAATCCCATTTAGGAGTTTTAAATGCCTTTTACTAATTTTCCTCACGGTTTCTCTAACGGTATCAGTGTTCGCGGTATGCCCATTCTGCAAACTCAACCGGGTCAAGTATACTGGGTTGATAACTCAGTTCAGCTCAATCCTCAAGCTCGCGCAGGTAGTGACGGTAATCGGGGTACTTACCTTGATCCGTTTGCTACGCTTAAGTTTGCACTTACGCAAACGATGCCCGGACGCGGAGATATTGTAGTTGTCGGTGCTGGGCATTTGGAAAGTATTTCGTCTGCTACAACACTACTGCTTACTTCGTCTGACGTAGCTATTCTTGGCATGGGCAGCGGTGCTTCTCGTCCAACTTTCTTGTTCACCACCGCAGCTACAGCGAATATTCCAGTTACCGGCTCTGGCCTCAGCATCCAAAATTGCTTGTTTCTTTGCAATTTTGCAGATGTTGCTTCGGTGTTTACGGGCATCAGCGCAAGCGTTACGGCCTCGATTGCCTCGACTACAATGACTGTTACCGCGGTTGGCAGTGGTACGTTGTACCCCGGCGCAGCTGTCATGGGAACAGGTATTATTCCAGGCACTCGAATCCAGTCTCAAACTTCCGGTACAACTGGTGGCATCGGCGTGTATGTAGTCAGTTTTAGCCAGACCTTTGCATCGGGGACTATTACAACTGGCCCACAGGACTTTTCAATTGACTCCTGCGAGTTTCGGGATATCAGTAGCGTTTTGAACTTTGTCAGTATTGTAACTAGTTCTGCAAGTGCCCAGGCAATGGCAGGGTTGTCATTTACTAACTGCGTTATTTCTAGTCTTGGAACTACCGCAGCTACAACGGCAATTAAGTTAACAACTGCTACGGATCGTGTAAAGATCGCAGATAACTTTGGTTGTTTTGCAATCTTGAACAACACGGCCTGTATGCTCGCAGCTGGTGCTAATAACATGACTAACTTTGAGTTTGCGCGTAACCACCTGGAGCGTCCAAACACCAGCTCAACTGGCGGATCGTTTATTTCGACTTCGGCAACTGGTTGGACGGGTCATGCGTATGATAACTATCTGTACCAGCTCGACGCAACCGCAGGTATTTGGATTCCAACCGGCACTGGTGGTTCGTTTGGTTTTACCAACAACTACAGTCCGATCACTGGCGCTGTCGACAAGTCTGCTTTGATCAATCCCGCCGCTGTTTAACTTTACTCGGGGGCTAATCACCCCCGTTAGGAGAATTTATGTATCCCATTACACAGCGACTTTCAGCGGCCGGTTACGCTCCCTGGGTTCCGATCAATCGGTTACAGACTAGTTTTAACTGTAACGTAAGTGCAATACTTTCAAGTGGCGCCGTGCTTACTTATTCTATCGAGTACAGTCTTGACAATGCGCAAGACCCTATGAATCTTACGCAAAACTTTACATTGTCGCGTACTACGACTGTGCTGACAATTACTAAAACTGCGCATGGATTGCGTGTAGGTGACTGGGTTAAACTTTGGGGCAATGGTGGAGCTAATCTAGATGCTGAGTTTAATGTAGCTTCTGTTGTTGATGCTAATAACGTAACAGTTGCAATTGCAAACTCAGGACTTAGTGCCGGTAACGGAGTGGGCTGGATGCAGACTCTGCGCGTTTTGCCGCTGACTTCGCCGACCGGAAATACCATCAGTAGTTCTTACGGCTTAGATCACGTAGTAACTGCGGTGCGAATTAACGTCTCCGCCTGGACAAGTGGTACTGTCGACTTCCAAGTAATTCAAGGCCGGGGTTAATCTGCCATGACTGCGCCAAATCCTAACACTCCGATTGCAATTATCAGCGATGCGTACTTTGATGCGGGATTAACGCAGGAAGGGCAGTCTCCCAACTCCGAGCAGATCGTAACAGGGATGCGAAAGCTTACGGATATTATAAATCTGTGGCAGACGCAAGGGCTGAAGCTTTGGCTGAACGTAGATACAACTGTCCCCCTGGTTGCAGGGACGGGGACGTATACGTTCAGTCCAACTGGCACAGTTATTATGCCCAAGCCACCTCGAGCTATTGATGCTTATTATATGGACTCCAACGGGATTCGCCGCCCGTTGATTCCGTTAAGCTGGAACGATTACATTCGCCTAAGCCAGGTTAATACAACTGGCCAGATCAACTCTTACTTTGTTAATAAAAAGCAGGAAGAGTTAAGTGTCTTTTTCTGGCTGATCCCTGACGCGACAGCTGCAACAGGCACTGCACACTTGCTGCTGCAAACACAAGTTACAAATTTCATCTCGGTGATCGAAACGATGAACTTCCCAATCGAGTGGCGCATTGCGCTGCGTTGGGGACTTGCTGATGAGCTGGCGACAGGTCAGCCTCAAGCAATCATGGATCGTTGCCAGCAGCGAGCTATCAGCTATCGGACGATGCTGGAAGATTGGGATGTGGAAGACGCACCGACTCGGTTTAGCCCGGACTCTCGTAATCAGTACTCTACTGGAAAGTTTCGTTAAATGGCACAAGCTGAAACAGTTGCGATTCCAAAGCGTTTGCCGCTGGTGCTGGAGGCAGCGAATCGGGATCACACGCCTTTTAAAGATGCACGCCTGGTCAATGGATATGTGGAGAAGAATGACAAGACTGATGAGCATTGGATTTTTAAGCGTCCGGGCTTGCAGCAAACATATCCGACTAGAGTTGGTAACGGATACGGTGTGTATAACTGGAATAACGACATATACTCTATCTTTGGCGCTAATCTTTACAAAAACACAACTTTGATTGGTACAGTAGATGCGACAGGTGGAGTATACAGATTTGCTTCCAGTCTTGGCGCTACCCCCCGGTTGCAACTTGGCAATGCGGCAGCTTCGTATAACTGGGACGATACTACACTTACCCAGATTGCGGGTGCTAACTTTCCGGGGAATACTTACACGACTGCAGGGGCGCTTGCAGTTAAGGGATTTGTTTATCTAGACGGTACGACTTACGTGCTAGACACAACTTCTTACATCCACGGATGTGATGCTTTAAATGATCCTACGCTGTGGACAGATATAACAAACTTACTTGGTGCGCAAATTGAACCTGATGAAGGCGTGTTTCTGGCCAAACAGCTTGTCTACGTGCTAGCATTAAAGTCATGGTCAACTGAAGTTTTTTACGATGCACAAAATACTACTGTATCCCCGCTCGGCCCGGTGCAAGGGGCTAAGATAAACTACGGTTGCGTGAGTGCGGATTCTGTGCAGGAGATTGACGGAACGCTGCTTTGGATTGCTACGAATCGTTCTTCCGCGGCGCAGGTTATTCTAGTCGACAACCTTAAACCAACAATTGTATCAACCAAGCCGATTGAGCGGATACTTGGAGCGGCCAATTTTACCAACGTAGCATCCTTCGGCATTAAGTACGATGGGCATAGATTTTATGGCATCACACTGAAAAACGACAATATCACGTTAGTCTATGATCTGACTGATAAAATGTGGGCACAATGGACAGATGAGAATGGAGATTATTTTAAGATTGTTTCATCTACTTATCTTGCCGGGACTGGTCGTATATTGCAGCATGAGACTAATGGTAAGTTGTATTTGTTTGATTCTGACTATACTTCTGATGATGGTGCAGTCATTACAGTCGATTTGTATACGCCTAACTTTGACGGAGGTATGCGGCGGCGGAAGCAGATGACTATGATGGAATTCATCGGCGACCAGACAGTAGGGAGTACCTTGCAAGTTCGTGTGAATGATTCTGATTACGAAGATAGCAAGTGGTCTAGCTTTCGCTTAGTCGATATGGGAGTACGCAAGCCTATCTTAGCCAACTGCGGTACCTTCATGCGGAGGACTACACAGATCCGCCACCAGTCTAACACTCGTATGCGCTTGCAAGCGATTGAGTTGCAACTGGACATAGGAACTCTCTGATGGCAACCAGCGTATTTCAGCCGCCGCCTACCTGGGCCTTACCCGTCGTGATTGACGAGGTATCAGGCAAGGCTGCGTTTAACCCAATCTGGCTTCGGTGGTTTCTAGACCTGTCGCAGAATCTCGGCTCTGGCGGGGCGGGATC